CAAATGGCTTGCACACACTAACGCAAGTCCCCGCAAGAGGACCAACGCGATTGACCCGAAGGCCCAGTGCCCGTCATAGTGGCGATGCACACAGTTAAGGAGTTGCAAGCTCCGGTTTATTAACCCAGTAACCTTCTGGTACCAATTTAACGTCCAGGCGGACAATGAGCACGGGCAATGACTCAGTAGACAGTAACAAAGTTAGAGCAGTACTCAGCAACATCATTTGGAGGAGGCAAAATTCGGGCAACGTCCTCAAAACGACCCCGCATCACGAGCGACTCGACAAGCAACTGCGTTGCAACAGTGATTCCGAACATCTCTTCAAAAAGTACTCGTGTGTCTGGGGCTGGTTGGAATGCCGGAATGTCAACAGCATCAGGTGGAACGGAGTGATAACCATCAGCTGACCAACGTGGGTTGGCATGATTAGTCATCATCAAAGCATAGCGTGCGAAAGCCCCAATGATCGGACACTGGGGGGTCTCATAGACCGAAGAAAGCGCCTTTGCACGCAAAAGTTCATCCATGATCTTCCTGCCAGCACTAATAAAAGAGCTGGTCCAACCAAAACCTTGCATGAACTTATAAGGATCCTTAATGATCTCACCCGAATCGGCAAAGATCATACCACAGAACGAAGCTCTGCAAGGATCGGACACCTCATCAATCTTGATGGTAAATCCACAACCGGCATAGTCCTCAGTCGTGAGTTCAAAGTCAGTGGCAAATAGACCATCATCACCTTCGACAAATCCATCGATTTCACCCCCTTTCTTGGAAGCCACAAACATGGCAAGCATCAAGTTGGTGAAGCCGTTACCCAGGGAAGTGCACATGTCACCAGACATCCTGCGACCTTGAATGGAAGCAGCACAACCAGTGCGCGTGCGCATCCTGTTTTCACCCTGGAGTGCGGCGCAGAGGAGTTCACACTCTGCATCGTCATGAAGACACCAGCGATACAACTCACATTCACAACAATCCAACAACTGTGGGGTGAAGTGGCTTTCAAAAGCGGTGAAATCTGACTGGAAATAGCGCCGACCAGCCTTCTTTAACGCCGCAATCGCTTCCGGTCTCTTGGGAACCGGTGTGTGTTTAATGAAATAGTGGAGGCTATAGACAGCCTCCTCAATGGCTTTAAAACGTGGACCAGACCACACTTTAAAGGCGTCACAACGTGAATTGATCATACGGGCGTGCTTCCACCCAGGATAAAATTCCGTCTTGACGAAAGTGTCGATGTGAGAACATTGGCGGGCCGTTGGCGGCCCACCACGGAGATCAGCGAACGCAAGACGCAATTCGCCTTTCCGCGCTTCATTGTACGAGGTGCCCTTCAACCACTCCTCGAATTCAACCGGCTGGACATGTGGAACGTGATCGGACAAAAATTGACGCACGAAGTTCCGAAACTCTTCATAAAACCCAGCCCTCGCAGGGGGCAGGTCTCGGAAGAGACGCTTCTTGAAGGCACATCCCACAGTATCAGGATCATTAGAATCCATACACACCGGGGCATATCCAGGAACAGCACAAAAGTTCAGTCGCCGGAACATCCGCCGCCGCTGCTTCCGAAAAAATGACAGCCCAATAGTGGCCAAACCCTCCTCT